GAGCGAAGTGGCAATCTTCCTTGCTGACAAAGACGACGGCATGGGCGATATCCGCTCAGTCCTCAAAGAAGAAGTCGGCAAGCACCACGCAGAACACATCAACGTGATGCTCACTACTGATTCAGAGACAGTTGCAGGTAACGACTTTGAATCACTTGACCGAATTACTGGAAATGACGGTGGTTCCTCTGGTGGTTTGACCTCAATGGAGACTGGTGCTTCATCAGGAACTGACCACTGTGGCGCAAGCGACCTCGACATCTACAGCATCGACCGAAGTGCAAACTCATGGTCAAACGCATCTGTGGATTGTGGTAGTGACCGAGCATCAGGTAACCGTCGAACCCTCAGTCTTGACCACTTGGACACCATGTTCCAGAAAATCTGGACTCTTGGTGGCAACCCCAAGTGTATCCTCACTGGCTACGACACTCTAATGCGAGTCCAGCAACTCTTGCAGAGTCAGCAGCGATTCATGGAAGAGAAGCGTGTTACACCAACCTACAACGGTGTGAAGGGTGTTCCCGGCGTTGAAGCCGGATTCATCGTCGCAACCTACAACGGTGTGCCTATCATCCCATCCAAGGATATTCAAGCAGACGGCATCAGCCGAATGTATTTCCTTGACACTGACTACCTATGGTTCAGCACAGGTATCCCGACCCAATACTTTGAGTCTGGTATCGAAACTGGTGACCCATTCGCAATCAACCGCCTCGGACAAGAGGGCTTGTATCGAACTCTTGGTGAAGTCTGGACCACGTTCTTCCGTGGTCAGGGGAGCGTTCGTGACCTTCAGTGAGGCTTGACAGGAGACAAAAAAAAGGAGATGAAATGAAATGGCAACAGTAACATCACACACACAATGCACAGTAACGACAACCTATCTGGATATCCCAGTTGGTGGCAACACCCCCGGTGCTCTACAGAGTGCACCTGATGCGGATGGAACTATGGGTGACAACACCGCATGGCTCAGTGGCTCAGGAGCGACTTACAGTGCAGGGACTGCTGGATACCCCGGTAGCCTAACACCTTTCGCAGCAAACAACACGCAAGGAACCAACGTCCCAGTAGCGGGTCTACGACTGATTTCAGTCATGGTCACTGGTGACACAGGCACAACTCAGAAATTCGCAGTTAATGCTTATGACTCAAACTTGAGTCGCATCTATGCACTAATTAACTTGACAAACAACAGTGACACTGATGAATCATTGCAAGCAGCAGCAACTGTAGTGGCACACGAAACTGGTGAACTAACCTTCACAGTTGGTGGCGCTACCGACACGACCTTGATTACGCTCATCGCTGGCTGAGGTGGTTTTCAGTGCCTACTGTTACCTTCCTTGGTCCTCAAGGCTTTCGACGTAGAGCAGACAAAGGGTCTGTTACTCACTGGGAATTAAACCAACCAGTGGAAGTGTCGCAAGCATGGATGGACCAATGGAGAGTTCGCCTTGATGCGAAGTCGTTCCGAATTGATGGCGATGAAGCACCAACAGTGGACGAGGGTAACGACGGTATTCCTGACAAATCATGGAGAGTAGCAGACATCCGCGAGTGGTTGGGGTCGAAAGGCCTCAGTCCCTCTGGGTATGCTACCAAGCGAACTCTTCTGCAAACCGCAGACGAGTTGCTTAATCCACCTGTAGTGGAAGAAGTGATTGAGGAACCAGTAGAAGCACTGGAAACACAAGAAATAGGAGATGATGAATAATGGCATTTAGTTATACAACAGAAACGAGATTAAACGTAATGGGCAACCTCGTGCTTATGCGCGGCACTTTCAACGCCGATAGTGTTAATCAAGGACAAATAGATTGCTCAGAGGTTCTGAGTCAAATTTACGCCTGTGGTGCTATGGGTGATACTTACGGTGATATTACAGGCGGTGGTGTGGACGGAGCATTCGTAATCCATCCAGATTCAACCCCTGCTAAATTCATCGTAGACTGCGTATCTGGCAACACTGGTAACTGGTGGGCACTCGGAACTCGCTGAGGTGTGAACCTTGGCGACACTAGAACCTAAGTTCCAGTTGGTGGGGCCTTACGCCCCTACAGAATTTGAGGCAGTAGCGACAGTATTAGCCAGCATCGAAAGTGATGTTGGAACTCTAACTGGTATTAGCACCAGTAGCCTAGCAAGTGCAGTTCCTTTCACTGTTCGTGGGAATATATTTATCTTGGTCGCCTACACGTGAGGTGACTAGATGGAAGCCTTCAGCAAACTTGGTCTGGATGACATCGAGCGCCTACAGAAGCGCGGCATCCGACTGGCTGAGGCAAGGACCCAAGGCAAGGTCGTTGACGAGACCAAGCCTCTTCAAGGGGCTATCACCAAACAACGCATTCGTAACCGTAAGGCTGGCGATGTGCTGAACATTGGTTCAGGCACACGCTGTAAGCACTGCGGTATGCTCTACTTCTGCTGGGTTGATACCTGTAGAAGTTGCAACCGACAGATGGATTACAACCTTGGAGAGCGGCAATCATGAGTTACGTTCTTGTCAAGAGAGATATGACCGATGAAGAACGCGCAGCGTATCTGAAAGATAAGGCTGAGCGAGATGCAAGAAGCGAAAAAATTCGTAGGGAGCGAATGGGAATACCTGAGTTAGCAGAAGACCAACCTAAGGTCCCTCATGCTGAACCAAACGAAGGCACAGATGTTGCTCAGAGAGCAGAAAGCGCAAAGGAAAGAGAATTAGTATCCAGACCATACATCAATCCAGATACAGGGGAAACTGAAGAAGATGAAGTCATGCAATTGACTTCTGGAGCCCAATCTGAATATGACAGAATGTTGGCTGAAGCGCTTGAGGCTGCACAGGTTGATACTACAGGTGCCCGTGAAAAACACAAGACTTTTGAAGGCGGCAGTTGGCGCGACGAAGACCTTGACCAGTTGGCAGAAGAACGTCAGCCTACAGAATGGCAACAGCGCACTGAGGAAGAACAAGCAGTGCGATTTGGAAGAGGAGCGACTACTGGTGGGACACAGGGTGAGCGCAAACTTGGCACAAGGGCTAGTCAACTAGGGCCTACTGGGCAACCCTTCATCAGAGACAAAACGGGCAAAATAATTGGTGAAGGCCATGTCCCTGCTGACAGAGAAGGTGGTCCTCAAGCCGTTAGGCAAGGTAAGGGTGGGCGAGAGTTTGCACCAGTCTACAAACCAAGAGCCTCTACGACAAACATTCTGTTTGAAGGCGAAAAGCGGTGGAATCAGAAAGCACGTAGGGCAGAGGCGGCTAGGCGCAGAACACATGAGCAGCGCCTGTCGGACCCTATCGGCTTTGCAGCGCTTGATGCTCCAGCGGCCAGAGATACTGATGAGGCATACGTTCAAAGGAAATTACCACCTAACGTCAGTCCTTTAGACATTCCACATACACCTATGCAAGACCATATGCTCGGTGATGGCAAACACGTATCGCCGCTTAGAAGGGTTCTACAGCGATATCTAATTAGTAATCCTGAGGAACTAAGTGAATTTTTGTCTATGCCTCATCTTGCTCAATATGAAAAGCAGTTAGAGGACCCCAAGAATATGAATGAAAAAGGCTACCCTAACGAAAGAGGTTGGCATCTTATCAATGCACTAACTGAGCAGGTTATGCAAGAAATGGGCGGCGGAGAACATCAAGCGCTACTAGATAATCTTGGTCTAAGATTGTCACCGGGGCATGAGCGAAATCTACCATCTCGTCGGAGCACACGTGCTGAGCAGAAAATTCTAAATCCCAATTATTTGAGAGAAGGTGGATGGGCCACTGATGCTGCAATTGATGCAGCGATGGATAATTTTGACAGGGTTGGTGCCAATCCTTTGGCTGGTATGGAAGCAGACCATAGAGGGTGGGCAAGACAAGGTGAGGCCGCAGGCGTCCCTGACCCAATCAGATTTGCTGACCAGATTGAGTCGTTAGTTGAATCCGGTGCTGAGCCACATCAGGCTCTTGACAGAGTTTTGAATGACTTGGTCGAACAGGGCGTTATCCCACATACTGCATTACAGAGGGGCCATGAAGGGGAACAAGAATGGTCTGCTATTCAAGAGGGAACTGATGCCCGTAGCCAACTAGAAGGTGCTTATCGCCCATCTGGCACGCTTGAGGCACCACCACCACCCAGTCCATTTGAACACGTTGAAGGGACAGAGAAACCTGAAGGCTATGCACCAGTAGGTGTTCCGTGGACTAGCGATGAGGCACAAGCACGAGTAAGAAGGATTGCGCGGGAGAAGCGAGAAGAGGCAATCCAAGAAATCAATGACCGACGAGCCGCAGCAGGTCAACCTCCGATTCCAATCTCAACTCGCGGTCCAGATATGGCGCCTGATATACCCGCTGGGACTGAAATGGACGAAGAAACTAGACGATTACTTGCACAGATGGGTGCGAATGTGCCCGAACCACGCGATGAAGGGGCTGCAACAGAAGAAGGATTTACACCACCTAAGCGATTTGGTAGGATGCAAGATGGTGAATTTGAATCCGGTGAAACTGATGAGCAATATGAGGCTAGAGTAGAAGCCCACCGGAAAGACTGGGAGGCTAGGCAGCCAGTGGAAATGGAGGCAAATCGACAGGCCGCACCGACAAGAGGCGCACAACCTCTACCTTTCGCTGAGGACATACCTGAGTTTGACGAGGACGATGAAAAACTAGCAATGGTTGGCAGCGGCTTCTCACTAGGTTCACAACTACTCAAGGCCATCTTGGACGATATGTTGAAGTAATCACAGGTGAGGGAATGTATCATGCCAGTTGTGTTTTCACCCGGTGAAGCGGAAACCCGCCCACTGAACCCTGATGCTATCGTTTACACAACGGCACAGAAGGTCGCTGACCTACTTGGGATTGGTCCCGGTGAGGCTGTAGCGGCCAGCGCCAATACAGAGGCCGACAGGGTCTATGTCACAGGTGCTGATTACAGAAGCCACGGCTTCGCAGTAGGCGACACCATCCTCATCTACAGTGATGCACAGGCACTCGGTGTCGAAAAGACGCTCACAGCAGTCACTGAGGGTGGTGCGAACGGTGTAGCCCTGTATTTCACAGGTGACAACATCTCAAACATCTCAGACTATCAGACGGCTGACAATACCTACATTCAGAATCAAGCCTCATTTACCAACGGCAAAACCAGTGGTGTGAAGAGGAGTCACGTAGAGAACATCATCAAGGAAATTCAGGACCGCATTGACAACATCACCCACAATGCGTGGAGACCTATACTGGTGGCTGCTGAATACATCAACTTCGACACCTACAAGCCGTATCGACGCCGATACTACACAGACTATGTGGGCACTACACCTCTCTTGTTCCGCAACATCCAGCAGATTCTACGCATCGAACTGTGGCAGGGCGATGACTACCGTGAGTTGGCTGGGGCTGAGGCCCGTCTGGAGATTGCAGATTATACAGGGCTGGCATCTGATGCGGTGTTCCTTTGCCCCGGTGGCGGTGGGTTTGCAAAGTTGGCTGTAGGCACAGGGACTCAACAATGGCAAGCAAGTTTCAACAAGGTGACCACTGCACAGAATCTGGCTGACCTCATCAACAGAGAGGACCGG